GAAATGTCCCGATTGAAATACATTGGAATTTCTAAGTTCTGTAAAATCTGGTGTCTGGCACACCAGATTATATAGAACTTCTACTTAACACTTCTATGTTGCACTTATGCAGTTGCACCATCTGCAGCGAGGTCTTCATGAAGATCTGTAATCGGATCACCTTTTGACTGAAAATAGGTTGCAGTCCACGGTGCTCCGCTTGCAGCCTGTGGCCACAATGCCAGAGTATGATCTACATAGTATGGAGCAAACCCGGATCTCTCAATTTCTTCCGGAGAAAGATTTTTCGTCAGCTGGTGCACAATGGCACAGATCATTTCCATATGGGCCAGTTCTTTCGCACATCTAAGATGCAACTAATACACATTAAATAAGTAGTAACTTTTTGATAAAAATAAGATTGATACAATATTCAGGACGGCAACTCCATCCGCCCAACACTCATATACGCTGCACGTAAAAAGGTGTGCATCATTTCGGTTGTCAGGATCATTCCTTCTGGCAACCGGAACTTAAAAGTATTTCCGGGTATCTCCATAAATTCCTGATATAATAAAAACGTATCGTAAGATTCGTAGATCTGGTATTCCATACTTGTTCCCCCTCTTGTATTGACTACATATATTATAGCACAGAGGGGTTTGAATTGAATTTATTAAAAATACATTTTGATAGAAAATAATATTATTCCCCTCAGAGAGCTAATCTCCGAGGGGATTTTTATTAGATGGTTTTGACCGGATTCCGATACAATGGCGCCATCAGTCTCACATACCACGGTCCGTTTGGGCTCCACTTGTAAGTTGGCATATCATGTCCATAATTCGCTTTATAGATCTCCTGTAAAATCTTCATTTCGTCTGGATGCTCCAAAGGTGTTACAACTCCATCATGCATCCAATAAACACATCCTTTTCCCTCTACTGTAAACATACACTGCATAGTCTCTTCTCCTTCCTGATCTCCTGTATTCTGATTATTTCCCTGTCCGCTTCCTGCGGATGCTTTGTTGTCGATCGCCTTTGCGATCAGCTCAGCAATCCCTCTCGCTCCTAAGCTCCGGTATCTGGCCGCATCGTCTGTTCCGGTGCAAAATAATGTCTCCACAATCATAGCCGGCATGTTCGATGCATTCAGATCGTGGTAACCGGAACTATATTTTACACCACGATTCGCAAATCCTTTTCCAGCAAAATTTTTGCAGATATTACTTGCGATCGTATTCATGGTCTGGTTGGATGCATCGTATAACCACACTTCTGTGCCGCCCGCTGACGCCGTTCCTGCCGCATTCATGTGCAAGGTGACATAGATATCACATCCTGCTCCATTTGCCTTATTTGTGCCGTCTGCCAGCTCGCCGGACACATTGGATGCGTTGGAATTACAATCAATCACAGTATGACCGACCGCCTGCAGCATTGGTGCAAGCTCATTGTAGATCTTCCGCACTTCTGCCTGCTCATCGATCAGACCGATTGCACCCTTGCAATTCGGAGAGTGGCCTCCTCTTAAACCAATTTTCATTTCTTCTCTTCCTCCTGTTCTTCTGTTTCAAATGCTTTTTCCAGTTCCTCCGCTGTTGTTCTTCCAAATTCGTTCTGTTCGCTCATGTTCTCACCTCCTCCGTGCGATGTCGCACAATTAATCTACAAATACCCAATCATCTGCCAGCATATCAGCTTGTGATGCGAGCCATCCCATTTGTACACCAGATGTACCGACAAAAGCTACTGCCATATTACCAATGGCTTCATGTTCACAATTCACAACCTCCCCAGATGCAGCCTTATATGAGATTCCGGTAGCAAGCTGAATGTACTGACTCTTTCCGTTCCAGCCTTTACGTTTCACTTTCATTCCACGTTTCATATATTTGATTGCTTCACCAAATGAAAATGTTGCAATTCCACCAAGTACCGGGCAATTCTTTTCGTCTGCAATCTCCCATTCGTCAGATGCCACATTAAGAAGAGTGTACTCAACCCTCTGTGTTTCTCTGATATCAAGTAATTCTCCATTATCACTGTCCTGTGGTCTACATTGAATCATTACCGTTTCCTTGTCCGAATCCCAATACCAATAGCCACCCCAAGATGGCAGTTTTACTTTTTCTCCGTTCTTCATTGCTTTTAATGCCTGTTCAAATTTCATAATCGTTCTTCTCCTTCCTGTACGATGTCACACAATAAAAGAGAGCCTGTTTACAAGCCCTCTAGCTATTTACTTATATGTAAGCGCTCGTTCTGAATCTCCTGTGCCCGGTGTTGTTGGGTCTACCACTACACCGAGGATCGCCAGCACTGCAAAGAGCGCATTGATTACGGTTAACAGCTTATCCCCAAGGTCTCCAAGGTCGATGGTAAGCCCAAACACTGCCGCGATAGCCTGTACCAACAGCAACAGTGCCGGGATCAGTGCAACCCAAAATGCCTTGTTTTTGATTCTTACAATCCAATTGATTTTTTTCATGGTTCTACCTCCTTAAAAAAGCATTGCTGCTACTGCACCGATAATAGCTCCAATAAGAGCGGTTACAACTCCATCCCATCTCTTGGCCGGAGTCTGCTCAAGATGTGTCACTTTTGCGGTGAGTTGTACCAACGTTTGGTTCATAAAGCCAACCTCTTTGGTTAGCCCTACCATCTCTTGTGCCAGTTGATGTACCACATTTACAACGTCCTCCGCCTCTTTCATTCGGTGTTTTAGAGAGCCGATTTCTTTTCCGTGCTCTGCAAGTTTTACCTCTACTTCATTGTCTGTCATTTCTGCCTCCATTTATTTTAAAGTATAAAAATAAGACCAACACGGTCTTGCCCTAATCTCCATATTCCATCTCCAATCTTTAAGCCTGTACAAGAGCTTTTATCTGGTCTAAGATAAATTGCTTGGTATCCGCCACATACTCCACTTCCATACCAGCTCCAGAGTCGTTCTGGATTACTGTAGATGGATAGTTGGTGTAGAGGTTCCTATAGGCGGTCATGGTCTCTTCTGGGATGTCTGTTTCGATTGGGTTTATTTGCTCGATAATTTGGACGTTATTATCGATTAACCACTTCCTAAATTGGGCAGCATCTTTTCCTCCTGGTAATCTACTTGCTTTTACTCTGATGTATATATACTCTGAATATCATTTATATGTTGCATATTTGAGCCATTTTTTGCTACAAATGCATTACATAGTACAGCTCTTTTGTAGATGTTTTTCGTATCATTAATATTTGGATTTAAAAGGTCGAAACAATAATATGAATCGGAAGAATAGCTTTCATGATAATGTGGATTACAAATATTAAGTGGAAATTGTCTAACTCTCTGCACATACTTCCCGCGCCCAAAATCCATCTCGTCACAAATCCACTGCTGACCGTTTGAATCTGTGTAATTACCGCCAGAATCTACTTTAATACCGGGTAAACCGTTTGGGGTTTGAATAGAAAGGTGTTGAGTATTCTCCTCTCCGACATTTACATTAATTTCTCCACTATCACCAGAACTCTCTGGATCTTGCTTATATTCCATACTTGGGCTTGGTTTGCCACCTGTGAACGGTTCCCATGTTCCGTCTCCGTCTTGGTAGACCATAGGTTTGACTGTACCTGGGATAATAGCACTTCCAGAACTTCCGTATATGCCGAACGATACATGAAATCCTTCCGAGTTTATATGCTCACTTGTCAAATCTAAATATCTCTCACTATCCACATCAAGTGTTTTTAGTTCTTTGATAAGTCCAGCAGTATTCTTGATTTGCATATAGACAAATGGGTAAGTTTTATCACCCTTTAAAGTGACTCTTCCAGCTTTAAAAAGTTTTTTTGCTTCTTCGTTGCTTAAAACATGTGAATTTACAAAGTTCCCTGTCAAATTTCCACTTCCACTGATAGTAAAGCTACCATCACCATTATTAGTGACAGTAGCTCCACCAGCACTTTTTGTCGCTATCTTACTCGCATCAAACAGCTGATACCCTTTTGTCTGCACCTGTTCTGTCTTACCATACAGCTTCAATCCCTCAAAAAACGCTCCCGCCGAATCTCCGACAGCGATACGCTCTCCTTTGGCACTGTTGATAATCGCTCCAGCCTTTGTCTGCATTAAATCTGCGATATCTGCCTTGTTTGTCTTAATCTGCTCTCTGTCTGCTGCAATCTCCTGCGCTGCAGCCTGTACCGCTTTGATCTGCTTTGCACCCTCTGCTGTAACTGCCTGTACTGCTTCTTTGGATTTGTCATCCACGATCTGCAACAGTTGTGCGATAATGTCTTTTTCTTCCTGTTCGATTACTGGATTGTCAACTTCCAGCCCTTCCAGTACGGTCATTGTGGCGAGTGTAGTATTAAACTCTTTTTGAATTATACCATCAGAGCCCGTGAGACGCATACAAACAATAAAACGGGTGTCCCCTCTGTATACAGTTGCAGTTTTCCCGACCGTCCACGAAAACTCGATCTGGTCACCGGACACTTTTTTATCCGTAACAACATACCGGTCTTTCGTCCCTCTGGCATTTTGGTAGTTTACACTTATAGTAAACGCAGACAGATCTGTGCCCTTATATGTTTTTGGAATCCTGAACTGCATAACCTTTACATCTTTATCGCTTTCGACACCCAGAACTTTAAATTGTTCCGGTATGTCGATGATTCTCAGGTCGGAGTCGATCACACAGATATCTTCCGTCTGCGTTTCCGCGACAACTGCACTCTTTGTTTCTTGCAATAATTTCTCCGCTTCTGTCATTCTCCCGGTCTCCTTTGCCTTACAATCTGTCTGTTTGTTGTGATTTTGTACCCATCCCGTATCCCGGTAAGCTGCACATAAAAGTCTCTAAAAGACAGTGCTTCTGCCGGGATCTCACATACACCATTTTCCACGATTGCCGGATACTCTTTGTCCAGACTAAAAAAAGATGCCGCAACCCGACACCCTATCCAGTCATTATCAAATTCAAATTCAGCGTGCAAATATCCGCTCGTTCCAGACACAAGACCTGTAAAGTCACATTCCGGATCAGGCTCAAGCATCTGTCCATTTGCTATAAATCTTAAAATTCTCATTTTTTCGCTCCTTTACTCGTCATCTGTGATCCATGTAAATGTCTTTATACGCTCACAGTAATCTGTCTTGCCAGTTACAATGGATACTCCTCCATCTTTTGTGATGTAATATCTGCCAGTCCCGATAACTGACGTACCAACCAATTCGCTGTACGTCTCTACTATGTCTACGGCTGGTCGATATCCTATAGGGATCCTTAATTCTTCAAATGGCCCGTGTGATCCCGTGTTCGGAAACTGTATAAGCGCTGTGATCTTACATGTAACCACGCACCCTCTCCTTATTAGCTCCGCCTGTATATAGTTGGATGAGTTTGTGCTGGCGAATGGTCCTTTTATTTTTCCGGAGTCATAATTCGTTGCTTTAGATATGTTTATTTCGTATGATCCGGAGCCTTTAACAAATATACCGTCCCGTTTAAAAATAACAAGGTTGGAAATGGTGGCTCCGTCAAAATACTGCGCAATCTGCGTTGGGAATATAGACAAGCTTGTGTGTCTGCCGCTATCCATCCCATTCGCTACAAATACGCCCTTGCTTATCGCAGAGCTGTTTATCCCGTTTTCATCCTCGGAGTAGATCTCTCCGGTATTTACTTGGATAAAAAAGTGTCCGTCCAGACTCTTTATAAGTCCAGCGGTTACAGTTCCGAGGTTTGCGGCAATCGCACTTAGCGTCTCTACATTCAGATTTTCTACCGAAATGTAATAGATCACCCACTTACTGCCGTCCCATCTTTTAATCGGCTCTCCGCTTGCTGTCTGCCAGAGCTGTCCAACCTTTGGATTTTCCGGAGCTGTTGGAGACACGATAATGCCGGAATCCCCGTCTGCCCCATTCTGCCCGTGTACTCCGATGATAATAGGGGTTGTCTTGGTCGAGGTTCCATTTGTGTAGGCATAAACTTCGTAGCTCCACAAATATTTTTTTACGTCCGTCATGTCTTGCTTCGTAGTGCTCCACCCAGAAGAGGATATTGTGATTCCGGTACTCTTTTCGGATGCGAGGTAGTACTTTGTAATAGATTCGATTCCAACACCGTCCTGACCATCATCCCCTTTATACTTCGACCACTGATAATCTGTGGGATTGCTACTTTCTGTCGGTACTTCCTTGTTATAGGCAAATCCGATGTAATATTTTCCGTTCGGGCTGTCAGACATCCCGTTTCCGCTGGCATCATCCGCATATCTCACCCACGTATAGTAAGTTTTTCCGTCATCTCCGGGCTTTCCTGGTACTCCCTCTCCGGTGATCCTTGCCCACTGGTAATCTTCCGGATTATTGGACATTACCGGAGTCTCCTTATTGTAGGCGATTCCTAAGTATTCTTTTCCATCCGGACTACTGGACATTCCATTTCCATATTCGTCATCGGCAAATTTAAACCATGTGTAATACGTTGTTCCGTCTTTTCCCGGCTCTCCATCCGATACATCTGTCACTGTGACCTCATAATACCCACGCTTTACGCCGTTTTCGTAAGCCGTAAATGAGTAAACTGCCTTAACATCCACATCCTCGGCGTTTACCGTCACGCTCCTGCCAACATAAAACTCATTCCCGTCTTTACTCCATCGGATTTCCAGTTTGCCTGTGACATCCACGCCGTTATCGTAAGCGTAAGCAGTCAGCGTGGTATTCCCGATGCCGTTTTTAAAGATAATTCCATTATTTGTGGCAATGGAGCAGGTGTAGACCTTATTTTTGTTAATTAAGTCCTGCATCCTATCCAACAGATCGCTCGATATCTCGGACATCAGCTCTTTGTAGTTTGTAAATACAGTCTTGGCTGTCTTTGGATTGGTAAGGCTTCGTACCTGCTCCGACACCCTCGCCTGTAGATAGAGGATTGGTGTCCACTCCTGATCCTGCATTCTCACCGTGTCCCCGATATTAGTATCAAAGTACCCGTCCACCTCGTAGGTCACTACCGGCTCGGATGCTGTTTTAAGATCAGACAGAGCCATGCTATAGAGCTTGTCCTTGCTGTCTGTATCGTACTCTTTTCGCAACAGGATATAAGCATCAGTCTTATTTACGATATTGGATGGAAACCGGTCTCTTGCCTGTGGTGCCCGGATGAGCGCCCCGTCTGTAAAGTACTCGATATTCCCGTTCTCATCGTATTCCTTTTTGTCCAGTCCATTGATCGTCAGCCCGTCTTTCCCGGTCGGCTGGATACAGGTGTAAAGCTTCTCAGCATCTGTGGTTTTACGGATTCCGGTAATTCCTTTCCCGTACCGCAGTACAATGTCATTCCGGTATTCCCCGATTCCGCTGTCTGTTCCGGAGTGTTCCCGGTATACATTCAGGACGATCTCTTTTAAGGAGTAGTCGCTGTTTAAGACCGTCTCAAACTCGATCTCCGCAGAAAATACATTGGCCAGAGAGAATAATCTCTTTAACACGGTTGTCGTACCGGTCCATTCGTTGGTGATCCGTTTGTCAGACACCTCATTAAGCCCTAATTTTAGCGTTCTCTCTGCGTCAAACACGGCAAGGTACTCTTCAAAGCTCATTGCTTTTCCAGCTTTGTATTCCCCTGCATCCTCGTTGATTAGCTCAAAAGATAACGACCATGCCGTAGCCGTGATTGTCTGTTCTGTTTGCTCAGTGTTTACGATGTTTAGATAGTAGGATTTCCCTTTGTGTATAAACGCCACCTTATTCCCGGCGGTAACATTCTCTGCATCCTGATGATTTGCGGACACCGTAAAGGTGTAAGTATTGGCAGTCCCCTGTAAGTACTCATGTAGCTCGTCATCCCAGTAGTGCATGGACTTCTTGTGCCGATTGTCCATAAACGCTACTGGTGTGTTATTCGCGCTTAAAATCGCGATCCTGATGTTATCCACTATAAATACACCTCCCGTATTTTCGCTTTAATCTGTGGCGGTGGAGAAGAAAAGGAAGAATAGCAGAACTGCACTTCTGTTGTTCCGGGTGGCACTTTAAAATAGTCCGTCCCCGTAATCTCATCTCCCTTAGCCACCATACCATTAACGTAGACCTTCGTGCTCTCCCCGTCTATAGACACCACATCTCCGGCACGATATCGGTTCGGCACATCCTGATACTTATCGACATTGTCTTTCCGAAATCGGATGCTTTTTAAATAATTGTGCGTAACGTACTGGTTCGAAAGATTCCGATCTCCCCACTGTCCGATCCAGACCTGTATCTTCTCACATTCCATGTCCTTGATCTCCGGTATATTTCGCTCCATGTAAGTCCCATACCAAAAAATCCGCAGCTTTTCGCCCTCTTTTAGAAAGTCGTTGTGGCATCCCATTTTAAGATTAAACGGATTGCCCTCGTAGGCTGTCGGCTGGAACTCTTCTCGTCTGATTAAGGTGTTTCCGGGAGCAAACCACTCGACACGAGCCGTGTTTCCGACAGAATCACTCTTGTTAATAGACATGGCGCAGATTACTTTATTATCGCCTGTCAGAAACGCAATGGTCTGCGCTCCTGTCTGCCCCATCAAGCCTGTCTCGAACCAGTGCTGCGTGTAGCAGTAAAAGTTTTTTGCGCCACGTCTGCCCTCGCTGTCCACCGGGATAGTAAGTGTTTTCATTCCACCGTTCCAGTATCCAGATGTGGCTTGCCCTCCCTTAAGCGCCATCACGTTGTATCCGGCAACATTCCGTACTTCCAGCGTTCCCTGCGTGGTATTCTCCGGGTTCTGATGGGACGTTCCGTGATCGTCTTGAAACAGGTTGTATCCATCAAACAGGTTTTCAGACGCTTTGTAATTCTCTCCGTCTGCTTCTTCCTCTTTCCCTAGCTGGATCACCCCGTACCGGCTCACAAGTCCGATAAATCCGTTTTCATGATTGTGTGTGATCTCGTAGTCCACATCTGCCCATTCGGTGCCGTTGTTTTGGATGGTAATTGTCTGGTAGCCGCTCTGTTGGACGCCAGTGAATTGTTTTTCTGCGGTAGAGTATGCTACTCCGTCCGGGATTAGCCATGTGATTGTGCCTTTTCCAAACATTGCAACCTGTGTTATATCAAAATTACCGTCAGGGACAGCATAAAAATAGCGATCCGGATAATTCCCAAACACAAGCCTTTTCGGCTCTGTGACGTTTAGGATTTTCTGAATCGCGTCATAGCTTGCTAAGATGTCTCCTTTAATTTCAAATGGCATTTCAAGCGTCTTTGATTTATATGTTGTATAGCCAAAATCCTCTCCTTTTGCACTTTCTGCTCCGTCAAGGAGTCCCGACTCTCTATTTGCTCCACTAAACGGAGAGAACCCGGACAATACACTTAAGTATCGCCCGAGTTCCTGATCGTCAAATTTTACTGATAGGCTCAATTTCTATCCCCTCCTAACATCTTCCGAAAACTTGAATTCTTTTCTATTTGTTTTTCCATTGGTGTTGCAAGTACTCTGGATGTCTCCACGGAATCAATTTTATTGATAATTTCAAGCGGTCGGTTTGCGAGTCTGGATAATCGATCTACCGCGTAGATCAGATCGCTATTATCTGTCGTTCTGACCGCTGATCTGGAAGCGACATATCCACTTGCTGTCGGGCTTACAGACGTTGTAACACCAAGAGCAGCTCCCTGTATCCGGGACACCATCTTGTTTGCCTGTTTTTCCATGTCTTTGTATGGGATATTATCCTCGAATCCAACCCCTATACCGAGAGCCATGTTTTTCCCGACCTGATCCCTAAATACACGGGATGGGGAATGGATCCCAAGTTTGCTTTTAACCCAATTCAAGGCATCTGTAGCAGCGCTCACAGCGGCATCTACTAGCTGTCCGGCTGCAGAAGCGACACCGGATGCAATTCCCTTTATGATGTTAACTCCAACACTAAGCCAATCGACACTTAAAAAAGCGTCTTTGATCGCAGATATAATCTGTGGTATTTTACTCACAAGGCTTGGTATTGCCTTAATCAATCCAACAGCAAGCTCGGCGATAATCTTATTTCCGGTAGCTATAATTTGCGGTAAGTTACTTGCAATGCTCGCAATAAATCGCGCTATTGCCTGCGCTGCGGCTGATACAATAGACGGAAGGTTGTTTATAATTCCATCCACAAGGCGGAGAATCATCTGGACGCCTGATTGCAATACAGATGGAAGAGACGACAGAAGTCCATTCACAAAGTTCGTGATAACCGCCGCTCCTTGCGTGATTAACTGCGGTAGATTTTGCAAAATACCAAGAACGAGCTGAGTTACGATTTCAAACCCTTTGGTAATCAGTGCTGGAACTCCGGTTGCGATTCCGAGTAAGAACTGATTAAGCAGCTCCATCCCTGTAGAGATAAGCAACGGAGCATTTTCCATCATTCCGGTAAATAGTCCATTCACGATATTTCCAGATGCTTGAATCATACCAGCAACGCCGTTTTCTTCAAATCCTCGCGTTAACTGTTCGATCGCACTAATCGCCGCCGGTAATAAGGACTCTGTTAGTCCGTCAGAGATCGGTTTCACAACCTCGCCAAGAAGCTGCTGAGCATTATCCTTTAATGTGGAGATCAGACCACTAAACGTCTGGCTTTGCTTCTCCATGCTTTGGAAATACTTGCCACCCTCAGACGTTGCTCTCTGCATGGAAGCGGTAATCTCATCCACAGAGATTGTCCCTTTACTGATCCTGTCATACAAGGATGCCATCGACTCCCCTGTGCTCTCGGAAATCTCCTGTAATGGGTTAAATCCGGCTTCGATCATCTGTTTGACATCTTCCAGAGACACTTTTCCGGCGGATGACATCTGTCCGTAAGCAGTGGCAATTCTGGACATCTTTTCCGCTGAGCCCTGTGAAATATCACCAAGCATCATCATTTTGTCCATAGCTTCGTCTGCGCTAAAGCCATAGTTCATCAATAACTGTGTGGTATCTGCTAAATCCGGAAGCTCAAACGGCGTTTCTGCTCCTACTTTCTTCAATTTGTCGATTACTTCCGCAGCCTTTTCCGCGGATCCAGTCATAACCTCAAATGATGTCTGGTAAGACTCTATGGATGCATTGTATTTTACTCCGGCTACAACACCAGCTCCAAGTGCAGCCGTCACAGCGCCAACCGCAGCAACTGCCACTCCTGCACCTTTCTTGGCTATTCCACCAAGTTTAGAAATTCCGGAATTAAATCCAGATTCATTTATTTCCGTATCAAATTTTAATGAGCCATCATAACCCATACTATCCCTCCTATTCTTGGATAGCACAGGCTCATAGGCTCACTTAAGTGCTTTATTTCTTAATTTCTATTTCTTTCTTACAAGTCCGACATTTTACGTAGATACCGTGGCTTTTTGCTGTATTGTCTGCAATAGCAAGTTTGCAGCCGCACACAGGGCATCTAATCCAATCTCGGACTAATATTGGTTCTTTTTTCATGATCCACCTACATAAAAGCGTCACCGATTTCAAAATCAGTCAATTCTTCCTGTTTTAACTCGATCAGTTTTTTAATTTTCTGGATTCTCTTTTTCTCTTCCGGGTCTTTAACTTCGCTCAGATCAATTCCTCTGTACATGATTCTTTTCTTTATTTCGTTATCCTCGGATAATCCATCAAAAAGCATCCGGAATTTCCACCAATGCAGATATTTAATATCAATCAAGTCAATCCCGTAATCGCGCAAAAATGCTGATAATATATAGGGATAATCGATGGAAAAGGAAAAAAGATTCTTCTGCCTCACTGTTCCGGTTTGACTGGATTCTCCGTCTGAAAAATCAGCACTCATAAAGTCGCATAATGCGTCAATTGCAGGCTGCGATATTTCGACATCGTCGAGAAAATACTCACTCAAAATCAACAGCTTATCCACGGACTTGATATCTTTATCTTTTAACATATCCAAAAGAGAAATATAGTCCCGAAAATCGGTTCTGATTCTTACAAGCCTTCCGCTTACCATTACCGATGTCGGGAGGGCTTCATAGAAGAGGTTCATCGGTTCTTCTTCGCCCCTCTCCTTGCCTTCCTGTTTGGTGCATACTTGTTAACCATGCTGTTATATCTGGACTGCTCGCTGTTCCGGAGATCAAACAAAGAATTGGCTGCTTTAACTCTCATGTCCATGCTGTTCTTGCCGAGAAACATTTTCCCACTCGTCCGAATAATCGATCATAAAAATCATCAAAAACTTTACATTGCGCTCTCGTGATCTCGGATACTTTTCCAACTTTCGGTACTTTTTCGGATTCCTCAACCATTTTTTCGTAGCAGCCCTCGAATTTCTCCATAAAATCTGCGTCCGTAAAATCAATTTCCGTTTCAAAATTGTTAAATTTCCACTGGCTCATTGGCTCACTCTCCTATTCTTTCTCGTATTTTTTACCGCCTTAAAATCGGCGGCAGCTACTCCCCCATGTAATCTCCCTTGGCGTAAGTAACTGTCTTGGATGTAATATCAGTCTCTGTAACATATCCTTCCTCGATTTCTGACACAGCTTTTAGGGACCCGCTGTAAACCAATGCGTCCGTTCCATCTCCGTCCGAATCCGGGATAACTGCGTAAGTTCTCTTTGTTGCGTAACACTTGTCACCTTTCGTGTTCTTTTTGTAAAAATCCACCGTGACCACTTCCACATGTGCATCATCCGCAACTTTCTCACCGTCATGGATTTTTGCAATTCGCTCATGTACAGGATTCCCTGCATACATATCAAAAGAGTACTCTGTAGCCGGAGCATATCCAACTACATCTGATCTCTCGGTGCTTTCATCCACGTACTGTCTGGAATACTCTTTCGGGTTTTTCCCGTTTGTCATCGCGGTAAAATTGGTCATTCTCTCGAATTTTGGCGAACCGCCTGTTGCATCCGTGTTTAAAAACGCTACTCGCAGGTGTCTACCTACTAATTTTGGTGCTGTTACTGCCATACTTATACCTCCTGCGTATAAATTAAGCGGCACTCAATACGATACTTTGCGTTTTCACCGTTCATATCGTACAAGTAACCGCTGTTTAAAGTTTCGATTGATATCGGGTTCTTCTTTTCTTCGAGTTTCGGGAGGTTGTCGTTAAAACTCTGCTGTTCCAACCACTCTTCGAAGCTCTGGAAAAATCCACTGTTTTCGATATTGATTCTTGCGTCCTGATCGTATTCCTCTTGGCTCGTAAACGCGAATTGGAACTGCTTCTTTGCCCCACCGTCCATGTATCTCTGCATGATCGGGTCGCATGGGAGAGGGTCAACAGAGTATCCCATATCCGTTCCAATGTAGTCCACATTTACACGTCCATCACTTAAAAACGGACACGTGAGGATGTATGATCTGACGCTGTCAATGAGATTTGACATACTTAGCCGCTCCTTTCAGGATAGAGTCTTTGTGGCGGTTTTTCATGCGCTCAAACCATCGTGATTTTTCCTTATGCTCATAATATTGTCTACGTGCGTAAGGTGCAATCTGGTTGATCTCACCACTGCCAATCACGGTGCCAAGGGTTGCTGACTTAACAAGTACTCCTGTCCGTCTTGGAGTCTCCGGGTTCATACGCCGGATACATTCAGAATCGACAAACTCCTGTGCGCTTGCGAAACCAGATTCCATATTCGGTTTAAAGTTCGGATTCCAGTCGAGTCTCGCTATTGTCCTTCCTTTCAAATCTCCCTTGGAAATCGTGTAAGTTGATATCTTACCTCTCGGTGTCTCAATCTGGAATTTTTTCTTTCCTTTTGCCACTACACTCCCACCACCTTGATATGCGGATTGCCGCCAAAAGTATTGTAGTTTGCAGATGTAATTCTAGACTTGTCCAGTCCGTCCAAGTCCTTAATCGTCTGTATGTCGACCTTGCAATCGCCTTTTACAAGGTAATCGTCTTTCTTGATTTCTATGTTCGTATCCGGGATTCTGACCGTGTAGGTGTCTGCTTGCTTTAATCCATCTGTCGTGATCTGCGACTTTTCATTTTTGCACCACCATACCTCAGGTATATAAGTTCGCTCCCACTCATCCAGCCGAGTAGACGGGTTGTATTTTCGGCTGTACAGTGTAACATCTGTGTTCGTTAACATATCCCTCGATAAAGCAATCCAGTATTGCCAAGATATGTTTTCGCAATCCGGTACAGCTTGGATTCAAGTACTTTATTTGCATCCTGTCCGTCAACACACTCTGTCACATAAGACACAGAGTACCCGTCTGTATTTTCGGATTTTACGATCTTTCCATCATTTACTGTCGAATTATAGATGACATCGCACATCTCACAAAGACACGATTTGATACGGTGCTCATTTTCCGTGTCGCTTTCTGCTCTTCCGGATGTGAAATCATCCATATAAACATCTGCAAGATCACGAGTCTTTTTAAACGCGGACTCAGTGGAGATTTTCTCTCCGCCAAAGTCCTCAATGTAGTATTTGTAATCTACTAACATGTGTACTCCTTACTGATTCGCCATAATCCCCTGCTTTTTCATCTCTGCAAGAATTGCATTTATTTTATTTTTCAGGTCAGTTGCTGTTTCTGTGGACAAATCTGCAATCAAAGCCATCTGTTTCACGCCGCCAAGCGTTGTTTTATTCGCCGCTGGAAGAGTGTATTTATTTGCCTGTGCTGCAATGCCATCTAATTTCGTTTTGTCCTCTTTAGACATCAAACCATCTTTAGATCCGGCAACTGCATTAACGAGTTTTCCCTCGATCTCGCTGATTTTTCCGTCCTGCTGTGTATTTTTTGTATCATTTGCAGATACGCCGTTCTCAATGTTGTCCATTGCTGCTTCTGTAATTACTTCTCCGTCTTTCCAGTCTTTCTTTGTGTACGCCATACTATCACCTCGCTATTTTGTTTTACCTACTTTTGCCTTTCCAATCTTCCCCCTGCCTACCAAGGCGAGGTCTTCAGGGGGTGCTATTCCCCCACGTGATGACAGTAAATTCCTTTTACTTTATTTTCGTAGGCATTACACATTCCGACTGTTCTGTATGCGTACATATAAGCATCAGCAGCCTGGTTCTGGTCTGGGGAAATAATCTTCGGAACTGTGTGTTTCTGGTACTGGATAGCCGCGTTCCGGTCAATTGCCATAAAGTTGATTGCTTTTCCGTCTGAATTCTTAGCGAATCCACCAGCACCGTTTGCCGTCAAGTCAACTTTTGTATAAAATCTTGCGGACGGTACTTTCACGATGCCAGCCCATCCTTCCAGTGCTCTTCTGGATGCAGTTGTATCTAAGTCCTCAACCATTCCAACCAATGCCGGATTGATGAACAGATAGCATGTAGATACATCTCCCTCTGCATCTTCAATTGCATTTCTCGCAACTCTTAATGCTGCAAGTGCTGCTTTTCCATCGTTCAGTGCGCCTTCCGATGTTGTGATACCAGAAATCTGCGCATATTTGGAAAATCTCCATGCATCCAACTCAGGCACTACCTGCGTGCGGATAAACTCCCCTGCAAGACGCCCAAATGCTACGCCAGCAGACTCAATATTATCCATTGCGTCTACATTAAATTTACGACCTCTGTCGTAGTCACATTTAACTGTCTCGTAGTCAAGAGTTACATCACCGTTGACGTATCCAGAGGACTTATCATAGTTTGCAAGTCCCTGCATGGACATCTTTGGAATCAAAATTTCGTTTGCATTTGCTCCCTCTCGAATCAGATCACTCGGACCATCTAAAATAGATGTAAGTGAGCTTTTCTTATACACGAGGTCGAGCATCGTGGAATACTGTTTTCTGAGTTCGATTGAATTTGCCATATCTTATCTCCTTATCATTTAAAATCTTTTTCTGTGAGCCCCATAGCGGCTGCTACGGCATCAAAAGCACCCGGCTTCTCTGTTCCACCGCCAAGCACCGGATTCTTAATCGGTTCATCGTCTGCAAACAGGAACTTGCTTTCTTCATTCTCTTTCAGCTCTTTAAAAGCGTTCTCAATGTCCGTATCCTGATTTTTAGACGCTTTCAGATCATCCGTTTTTAAGAACGGGAGCACTGCTTTTAATGCTCTTGCACCATGTTTTTTCGCTGCTGATTCAAGTTTTCCATTAAACTCGTAATCCTGTTTAATCTGCACTTTCTCCGCTTCTGATGCTTCATATTTCTGCTTGTAATCAGCTACCTGACCTTTGATTTCTTCGTAATCTCCGAATCCCTCAATAGCCGTGTTTGCGTCTGCAAGCTGCTGTTTTGTCGTATCAAGCTCAGATTTGATGTTGTCGTAATCTCTCATTGCTTTTCCGACATCTGCGGAATTGGCATCCAGAATCTTGTTGATCTGTTCTTTTTCCAATCCCATTTCTTCTAAAAACTCTCTTTTCATGCTTCATCTTCCTTTCGCTTCGCTTTTTCTCGTGGTCGCACCACATGTCTCAAGTCAGTACCCAGTTTCTCGTCTTTTGGCAGGACAAAACAAAAGAGCCGCCTATGCGACTCTTCCTAACATATCCATGTATATCCGTTCTCTTTGTTGTTCTACGCCCATCTTCCGACAGAACCTTGTGTATTCGTACAGTTGGGCTTTGTATTTTACTCTCATGGTCAATATATTGTCTGGATCTGCTCTGGCAGTCTTGAGTGCCATGATCCTAGACCGCTGCGCTCTCATTGCGGTTTCCATCCTCCGCTGTTGCTGCGTAATTCCGTAAGCATCCAACTCTTTGCCTTGCCACCTCTTTGTTTTGTTTTCTATGGCATTCTGCTTTCTCAACCATTCATCCGACCACTGCCGTTCAGACGCACCTTTTACAAATGGGTAATAATCGTGGTAGCAGTTAGCTCCTTGTAGGCCAGTAGCAGTTCCAAGGCCGCACACGGACACCAGTTCTTCTTTGCTGTATACTTTTCCCTGCCACTTGCGGTGTTCCGGTCTGGCTCCCGGATGCCAGTCAACCTCGTAATAATTTGTACCCAGTTTCTCGGCATTGATCCTATTCAGTTCTCCTGTGATCTGCGATACTCCAGTTAATACGCTTCTGCGGACTGCTACATGCACTCTGCTACTGTATCCGGTGGCATAATCTACAGTCCTTAACCCACTGTTTGTCATCTGCGTGACAACTCTCCGGATGACTGTGTTATAGTCAAACGCACCGCTTAATACATCCATGATCGCCATATCTACATACCGTTGGTAATACTCGGAAAATGGCATAAATACACGCCGATTTCCCATAAGCACAGAGAATCCATAAGACCTTGCAAGGTTCTGCAACTCATCCTGTGTCTGCTTCCTGACGGCCTGCGACACCTGTTTGAGCTGTTCGTTTTCCTCTGCCGGAATAAATTCCCGGTTGATCTGCTCATATAAGTCCTTATCCCTTACATACTGCCACTCTGCTATCTCATCGTAGAGTTTAAACATCTCCGGGTATGTGGCTTTCAGAGCATCTTTTAGGATTTTTTCTACCTCCTCTGTGCTCTTTCCCATCTCCGCCAGCCTGTTAATCTGGTAATCGGCAGTGGATGTGATCTTTCCGGCCTTTCTGATTCTGCGAACAATATCCTGTATGATTCGGTTCTCAGCAACCATCCATATAGATTCCATCCTAAGAGACATTTTTTCGACATCTGGCTTGCTCATCACCTATCACTCCATTACTCCACCTTGATCCGGCACATTCGCCTTTGCAGTCTCTTCATCCTCTCCAAGGAATCGCACCCTGTATTCCCAGTGCGATCTAATTCCGGCCGCTATCTCATTTAACATCAACTGTCTGTCCGTTTCCTCATCCGTTAGAATCGAATCTTTAAAACTGCAGATAAACTCATATCCGGAATGGAGCATCCCCTCCTGGAACGCCAGACCTCTCACAAAATCCTCTAAGCAATCTCGTAAGTTATCTTGGATTGCTTTAACACGATTGTATTTCCGGTTTTTTGATGCCTTAACCTCTGTGGCTGTCTTATCCACGCTCTGCGGATTGCTTAAGTCCCCGAACGCAAGGCCAACTACAAACTCGATCTGTCTAAAGTAGTTCTCTAGACCGTTAATCAAGTTCTGGTCTCTAAGCTCCGGCGAAAATTCTTTAAAAAATCCCTCTTCGCCATCAATCCCTCGATACAATTTTTTATTTAATTTCGCTATACCGTTCTGTCCGTCTGGCTCTCGCTTGATAGCCGCAGCATCCACATGGATCGCCCTCTCACCAGACTCAAACTCCCAGTCTATTCTCGCGCTCTGCACGTCCGCTTTCCTGATCAAATCGATCGCACAATCAAAAATAGACACACCACAAGGCGTGTCATCAATCCTGTTCTTGATCGGATTCCGGTAATATCCAAAATCCATTTCTCTCACTCCCAGATATGCTACGTGCTCCGGGAGTCCCGTCCATGCTTCTAGGCTTTCCAACGGGATTTTACGGTCAAATCCATATCTGCTAGACGAGCTGTAGGCCTCGTTTGTAATCTCAAGAAATCCGTTTTTTATGCTGTGCCGCTCCAATCGTACATAGTACTTGGAATCGTCAATATCTCGGAAGTCCAGGAAGACGATATCGTTCGGCTTCTCATCGTTTCCAAAACTTACAGGGATAAACTTGTCTGCTGTCACAAACTCTGCTTGTCCATTTCCAAGCGGTTTTAAGCAAAAAGATCCAAGCCCTAGACCGTCCTGCAAGTTTTCGTTCAGGCTCTCCGCGGCGTTCTCAAACAGCTTCAGGAGCTTGTCATTTGAGATTTTAATTTCCATCTCTGACAAGACTACATCCGCAAACTCTCTGCATATCCCCTGCTCGATTTTTAGGGATGTTACATAATCTTTGCACCAGTATGCATTCCCGGACAGCATACTGTTCCATTCATTTATTTTTTGCACCATCGTGCTTGTAATTGCAGGAGATTCTCTCAACACCTGCTTCATCGTTGTCCTGCTTATCATGTTAAACACTCCTGTAATAACCTTGTTAATAAACTTAAACATCTTGCACCTCACTCTGTCAGCATCTTAATATCACGTTCTATCGTGTACTCAAATGCATCCAGTGTATCAATATCACTACTACCGTCATCCAGTCGGTCATCCTTCATCGCTTTTTCATCCCACACAGCCTCTTGCAATCCGGTTGATAATGTTTCGCAATCATTTGTAATAAAAAAGCGCCCAGCTCCCATGAGCTTTAAGACGCATTCTATTCTGTCATTTATTTTGATTTTCTTGGCCGGTCTTACAATCGTGGCCGGATGAGCTTTGAGCATAGCGTTTCGGATACTCTGGCCGAGCGTAGTCTCTGCATTGTCCCAATAGATAAAATCTACTTTTCCATACTTATCTTGCACCTCGTCCACGAATTTGATAAGCAGATCATTCAGTATGTTGGAGTCAATCCCGTCTTTAAAATCCTTGTTCATGTGCCGGACGCTCTTCAATCCGTACACGTTGTTGTCTCTGTCATATCCTCTCGCTACAAACGAATGACCAGACTTATTGCCACCAAAGTCCACACCAATAACAATTTCTGTCAAATCTGATGCAGCCGGCTCTTTTATAAATTCTTCTGGATGATCTGCGAATTTTCGGTAAATTGCTCCCTCTGCTCTCTTCCAGAGCCCGAGAATTAATCTGTCGTAGTAAACTGTGCCCTCGTATTCTTTGCAGAGCTGCTTTACAAATTCTGGATCAAGAAATGGATTGTCAAAAATCGTGTATTTCTGCAAGTATATGTCCAGTTCTTTGTTGTCGATAAATTCCTTTAACCAGTGTGTAGGATTCTCCGGGTTGCAAGCTCCATCAAAGCAGGAATACGTCTTATCAAGACGGGATTTCAGCATCTGGAAGACTTCTTTATTCCATTTCGCAATCTCATCGCCGTAACAATACTTAATGGACGCTCCCTGTATCTTTGCAACTTGACTGACCTTTTCCGCACCGAGACAATAGACATCCTCGCCGCATACTCTGGCAACATTCCGATTATTAATGTTCCCGATCAGATCACTGGTATAGATTTCCCTCATCGGTTGGAGTACGTTTCTCTCGATAGATTCTTTAGAGACTCCCATGATTACATTTAATCCGGGGAGTCCAGCTCTATCTCGGATTCTTTTCGGAACAATATAAGCAGTATCTACAAAAGACTTTCCGGAACGTACCGCACCGGATTTAATATTCCATCTGTGCGTAGCGTTAATTATGTACTCATTTTGTTTCTGACTTAGCTGCATTGTCATGCAATCCTTTCAAAATTTCATCCAGCTTCTCAATCGCTGTCCTATCTTCATATTCCTGCTTATCTCTCCATTTATCCGGTTTCCTGTTCTTCAACCAGAAGATCTGGGCTGTAGTGTCCGGCGCTACTTGCTTTGTGACCTTTTTCGTAGTTTTCATCTCATCGAGTTCCGGTATGTATTCTCTGGTCGTTTCCGTGTACTCATATCCAAGCGCACGTTTTAGCAAAGCATTCTCGACTTGACGATCAACGACCTCTTTTCCTCTTTTTAGGGTGTCCGAAATGTCCGAATACTTGTCTTTCCAGCTATTTAATGTGCTTCTGGAAATCCCGATATTATCTGCAATCTGCTCGTCCGTCAGACCATCTCTCGCCCATCCCTCTATCTTCAGCAAGCCTTCCGGCTCTAGCCACTCTTGATATTTACCTTTTGCCATCCGACTCACCACCTTTGTAGCATAATAAAAGCACCCATCTCTGGATGCTAAGAATTTAGGACTACTGCTCGAAAGAATTAATAACGCCAACAAAAACCAAAATAACCAAATACACAATCAAAATTTGTAAGAAAAAAGGAGGAACCTTGCAGTAGTCCACAACGGGTATAGCAGGATTCGAACCTGCGACAAATCGGTTAACAGCCGATCGCTCTACCAACTGAGCTATACACCCGTAGGATGCCTTTTATTGACACCCTTTACCCTATCCGCACTCGGGTACGCTGATTACACTAAATATAGATTGCTGAATCTATATTTGTTTTGCAGATCTGCGGATATCTGCGTTTTGGTACCATTTGCAATGTAAGTCCGGTGTGCACTCCCAGAACAGACCTCAGCTGTGCAGCCTGTATACTCACATCACAAAGCGGAGCACTTGGAATCGAACCAAGGACGCGGCGATACCCCGCACATCTACCACTGATGCTATACTCCGCATAAAAACACCGCCAGACGAGAAAGGGTGAAAGTCCGGCGGTGTTCCGAATGTTGTTTGGAAAGCTTTTGGAGTCTTTCTTCTAACTCCATGTTATACTATATATTATTTAAAGCGGACAATGTGGACAAAACGGACAAACTTCTATTTTTCTTTCATCCACCTCTGAAATTCTTTCCTTGCGCTTTCTCCTGTGCAATTCCCTTTCATTTTTGCAGCCACTTCATCCCACGTAAGCCCCTGCATCACCTTGAACCGGATAATCCTCTGCATCCTTACCGGAGCTTTATTGATTACTCGCTCTGCTTTTACTTTAATCCGCTTTGCGTTCAGCTTTCGTTCTTCCAACAACCGTTCCTCTTCGTCTATGTTCACTGCACTCTCTACACATCCAGAGATATTAAAGCTCTGTGGTTGGTACGGAAACTCGGGATTGCTGCCTGTCACTTTATCCTGTACGATTGACTTTCTTCTGTGCCGTCTGATATCTTCCTCTGTCTCTTTTACAAGTGCTTTCGCATCCATGTACTCATAGATTATATTCTTATCCACCTCAATCACCTCCCGGAATTGGCTTTTTGATGTTGTACTTGCTTGCTATGTATTCTAGAGTGTCCGTATTTGTTCTGTCAGCCCTTTTAAAATCACAGGCAAAGGCTTTATGCCCCTGTTGCTTTAAAGCTGTCTCGCAGGGCTTTCTCGTTGCCATCTTGTGTGCTTCTATCTTTCTCACGGTGTCTGCCGTCTCCTTTCTGCGCTTCATAGTCTCTCTTGTCATTCCTGCATCACCTCAATTTTCTCTCTACTACCCAGCCCGTAAATATTACAAGCAGTATAAGCGGGAACATTGCCGCAGCTAAATAATCTGCCTTTTCCAACTCAACTTCTTCCAATCCTGTCTCCTTAAATGCTATGACCGCTCCAAGCCCCAATATGTAGTACAGAGCCAGGAATGCGATTGTGATTAAAATGTCCATGTTATTCCTCCTCTGCATAATCATTTGCATAGATATCAAAGTAATCTATAGAGCCATATTTCACCCTGCATGCCTTCTCGATTATGATATACCCATATCCTTGGTCCACTCCAGTATCGCTGCTCAGTCTCACCGGAAGATCACCTGGCACGCCTACAAGTGCTTCTCGCAATTCTTTTACTGTTAATTCCCGCATATCTATACCTCCCATTTCAACCTTTGTCCACAATTCAAACAATGCATATGCTCCATCATTTCTGTAGTGATCCCGTCCATCCATGCTTCTCCTGTTTTTGACATTAGTCATTCCTCCGTAATAAAGTCTTCTATACTCATTTGCCCTGGTATGTTTTCATCCTCCATCCACCAAAGAAATACCTCTTCCCCTGTCGTCCACTTACATTCTTTTCCTCTTCGTTTACGTTCTTTCAACATCCTGGCAAATGCGTGGATATACAGTTTCTTGTATTCCGGGAAATCTGCAAATTCTTTGTATCGTTTTTTTCCTGCCAGCACGCACCCAATGCATCCAACACGATCGTATCCGCACTGGTACAGTTCGCACGTCTCTATTTTCTCGGAATTTATATATTCCCAGATATCGCTATGCGTCCAATCTATAATAGGATTTGCAACCATCTTGTTCTGTTGCATGCATAACTCACTCATTCGTCTTTGAGAATCGTTATCATTCATCAACATGATCTTTGTAAATTTTTCTTGCTCCTTTCTGGTTCGTCCAAGTTTTTCAAATTCTTCTCTTTTCATTCTTGAAGCGCTTTCGTCCCATCTTACTCCGGTTGCGATATACCGGTTTGCACATCCAGTTTCTTTTAGTACGGAGCAACAGTATCTTACGATTCTTGTCGGTGGCATAAGTTTCTCTGGAATTAAGCTCCACATGCTAATCAATTTCCCTTTATAACGTGGTTTTTCTATTTCACATTTAATTCCATGCAGTTCCAGTTCTCTGAATACTTTCCGGATATGCCGAACTGTTTGAGGCGCGTCTGCCGTTGTATGGCTGTTATGCACTTCAAACGGGATTCCGGATCGCTTAAAAATCTCTAACATCACATCACTATCCTTGCCGCCGCTATACGTACAAACAAGCGGTCTACCATAGTGATGTAGACTCATTTCGCTTGCCATTTTAATTCTTTCGATTGCTTTTTTCTCTTTATCCATTTTCTCAGAAGCCCGGTATACCCTTGCCCCGGCCGGAGGCTGGCTCCTTTCTATTTTTCGCTTATTTTTTTATAACCTACTGCAAATACCTCCGCATTAATATCCGGTTTGGATTCGACATCGCCCTGTTGAGCCGACAACTAGTCCGCACCCAACGTTCGTAGAAATCCATGTAATTCGCAATACTTCCAAAGATATCCTTGACCGAAACTTCCTGTTTCTTTGACTCAGGCAGCATATCATTGTCTTTCAGGAAGTTTTTGAACGTTTCAATACTCGCATCTATTCCACTCTCTTCGCTTATTACTGCGTATATATTCTGGATATTAAAGCCGTTTTCAATCATGTTTTTAATATCTTTCGTATATGGCTT